ACCTACACCTTGCATTGCACTTGTTATAGCTTGTTGTTGAGCATCAGAAAGACCAGCTACTTGCTGATCAGCATAAGGCATTTGTGAACCTTCACCCGTTAATGCTTTTGCACTAGCAAATATATCGGATAAATATTCTTCTTGGAAAGGAGCTAACCTTACAATTTGTTCTTGTTTAACTTGTTGTGGATCTGCCATTATGCGGCTCCTTCTAATTGTGACATCATGTCATACATTCTTGCAGCACCGACATTTCTATCTCCACCGCCTGCACCACGAACTGCTTTTGCAGTTAAAACAAACTCACCGTCTGATAATCTAGCAGGAACAGAATCGGATGTTCCTGTTCCAGGTCCTTCAACTTCGCCTCCTGCTGCTGCCATAATACCTACATCATCCTCATCATTTTGTCTTTTTCTATTGTCTTCAAAGTATTGTCTACGCTCATCTTCATCATCTAAATTATACATCTTATCGCCAATTCGTCCATACCCTAGTCTAGTTTTACCTACTGGGTAAGCAGGCATTTTTTGACCAGTTTTTTGTTCTTCTTCGCCACCTGCTAAACCTGCTAAACTTAAACCTGCTATACCAGCAGTTAATGCTTTGTTGTCTTTTACAAAATCACCTATTTGATTTAAAACTCCACTACCACCAGCTTGTTGTATTGCTGAAACGGGAGTTGTGGTTGTTTGATTCATCATCATTTCTGGACCCGATATATTACTCATGCTTCCAGTGGACGCAGGTAATTTTTCAAAACCTTTACCATACCCACTCATATACGCAGTACCACCTGCAAGTGCTGCATTTAATAAAGCTTGTTCTGTGTCTTGACCAGCTGCAAGAGAACCAATACCCGATCCAATTGAAGCCCCCATTGGACCACCAAAGTACATACCAATACCTGCTCCGATAATCGGGGCAGCTTTCTTTAGTGTCTTAGTGATGTTCTTAAAAATACCCATAGTCTATACTACCAATTAATCGTTTATTTTTCAATCCTATAACGCTGTTGTACTTCTGTTTTGTGCATATTCTTGTATACTTGCTATAACATGTAATCTATTGCCTGTCGCTGCTTGAACTTTTAATATTTCACCACCTTGTAAGACAAGACTATGTGTTAATAATTCGACTGTAGCGTTTGCACCTACTGCTGCAACTTTAAATAAACTGAAAACATCGCTACCATTTGTAAGTGTTACGGTTACTGTGTCTGCATTACCAGAATCTTCTGAAACTAAAATTGAGTTAATAACAGATGAATTAAACTCTGCTCCACTAGGTGCTGTATACAAAGTAACCACACCAGTTCCCGTTAAATCTGCTTTTGCATTTGTTATATTTTGAATATACTGAGGTATTGCATTAATTAACATTATCTTCTTCCATCTGGTCTCATATCGACACGAGGAGTACCAAGTTTCCAAGCCACCCCTTGATCCGTAGATTCTAATTTTAAACTAAATGATCTTCCTCTAAGCCTCACATCAACAACATCTGTAAATTGTTCTACAGGAGTTGTTGCTGTTCTAGTCGATTGCCCAGAAGAATTTGTGTCATATGTACTTCCAGGTCCATTTCTTGCCTGCAATGTAAATGTAGCATTTGGATTTCCAGTGCTTGATGTAGATCCTTCAAAAGTAATATCTGGTATTAATTGTCTAATAAAATTAAACTGATAGCCGTCTCCTATATCTAACTGACTTGACTCAACTGATGCAGTCATAGGAGAACCGTCATCATCGTTACCATTCTCGTGTTCATATAAATATTGAGAACCAGCTGCGAGAGGATATTGTCTCACTCCTCGATCATGCCAAGCTGTTCTTGATAATGTTCCATAGTACCATGATTTATTAGCATAATTAAAAATAACATATTTATTATTTTCTTCACTATCAGCAGATGGATAAAACCACCAGATCTCACTCCACTGAGAATTTACACCAGAAACTACTTTGTCTTTTTGAGTTTGATTAAAATCTAAAAAGATTTTATCACGAACAGTACATGGTATTTGTTGAGCTACTCCACCAGAATAAGCATAAAAATTTTCATTGCCCATCCACAAAACACTTTCATCAACGGCTACTGCTGCCTTTGAACTAGCTATAGTAATATTCTTTGAAAGCTCTTGTAGTCCAAAAGTAAATGGAGGACCTATAAATCTCATAGAAAACAAACTTCTGTCTGTAAAAATTAGTATTTGTTGTTTAGTCTCTACTGCTTGAACAAACTTAGATCCACTACTTAATCTTAAATCTCCAGCAGTGTTTGTTGCGGTAGGCGTAAAATCAGTTAAAGATTCTTGAGAACCAAAACGTATTAACAATGGATCTTGGACCGTGGTTCCCAGAGTATTAGCACCAAATGCAATAAAATGTCTGTCAATGTCAGACACCATTACTTGTTTAGCGACTATTGGAGTATCAGAAGCCCCAGCTAAAGAAGAGAGAGCCACGGCTCGTGAACCAGTACCGTTGGTTTTATCCCAATAAAATATACCACCATCTCTTGGATTAATAAGTAAGTCTTCACCAAAATTATCATGCGACCAAACACGAACAGTTGATGTTGTTCCAGAGTCAGCAGCTTCTCCCCAACCAAAAGTTGACAGATCTGCGTTTACTCCACTGAATCCACCTGCTCCCCAACCATTTCCACCTACTGCTGTGTCCAACCCAACATTAATTTGATAAGAAGCATCTCCACCAGATCCACCATTTCCAGTGTCAGAACCATTAGCTGTCACAGTATTACCACTAGTGTCTTTTGCTACAATAACAAAACTATTAGCATTGGTTATTGAGGCTATTTGATATTCTTGATTTAAAACTTCTGCTGTTATTAAACCACCTAAACTAACGGCACCTGCAAAAGTAACAAAGTCATCTACAACAGCACCATGAGAACTATCAGTAACAGTCACACTAGAAGAACCATTTGCACCAGAAAAAGTAACAGAGTTTGTAGATGTTTTACGAATTGGTGTTATATCTGAAAAAGAACCACCTTCTTCTATATAGTATTTCAACTGTGTTCCAACACCCATATAATTAGAACCATCTATTGCAATCCAATTATGTAATGCTCTTGCTGTCCCTAAATAAGTGTTACTAGATTGTTTAACCCAACCACCTATTTTTTCTGGAAAGGGACTATAAAATCTCACTTTTTCACAGTCAAAAAAACCACCCTCGTTAGAGTACGAAGTTATTTCTCTGTTTATTCCTGGTCTAAATTTTAAACTTGTTAATGGCATTTGCACTTCTTATTTAAATGGTTCTCCACAAAACCAAACAACTAAAGAATATCTTGTTCCTTTAACTACTGGCTTAACTCTGTGAACTAAATATGAAGGGAAAACTATAATAGTTCCCTTTTTTTCTTTTATTTCTATTTTATCATCAAAAAACTCAAACTCACCACCTTCGTAATTTTCATTTAATACAATTGTCATAGATAATTTTCTTGTTTTACCATTAATAAATTTGTTGTCTGGTGCTTCAAATCTAGTAAAACCATTACCATCTTGATGAAAGTCGTAATGACCTTTTGTTTCGTATTTTGTTATTTGCATAGCTTCACATGCATCTATTTGAAAGTTCCAATTAGAATTTTTATTAGCTACATTAACGTAGTGCCAAACAATATCAAAAAGCCATTGTTCATTGCACCAAGCTACTTTTGTAATTCTTATATCTTTATTAATTTTAGATTTTTCGGGGTCTAGTCCAATGCTACCTACCTTAGCTACTTCCCATTTCTTTTTTCCATAATTAATTATTTTTTCACAATACTCTGAATTTAATTCATTTTTAAAAACCCAATAGGGGTGTAGTGCATTTAAAGAACCATCTAACATTTTACGAATCCCATAAATAACTATACCAACCAGTAACTATAGTTTTCTCTTTTGTATTTGATATTTGACTAACATGAGTATGTGTCCAATCAACTGGAAAAATAACAGTCTTGCCTTTTTGTGCTTTTACTATTCTATTTTGGTAAATAAATTTAGTACCACCATCATCTAAATCATTTAAATATGTCATAAATACTAAGCATCTTTTAATATTTTTACTAAAAGTACCGTCTCTTTCACAATGCTCTACTTTGAATCCTCCACCTACTGGATAGTGTTGAATATTATAACTTTCAACTACATCAAATTTATTCATGAGATTTATATGTGGATATATCTTTATATATTCATTTAAACATTTTTGTAGTTCTATACGATAATCCATAAAAGGTTGATTCATATTACTTGGACTAATGGAGATGTCAGTTGATTCTTTCGCATCTTTTTCTATTACCCCTCCTTTACCTTCCTCTATACAAACCCCGTTCATACGCAATTTTTCATTTTTTTCAAAATATTCTAAAATGCCATCACAAATACCTTCTGGTATGTGCCATGTTTGTATAAAATCTTCATTTGTTATTATTGGGCGTTGATGCAAGGTTAATCCCCTATTAGTTCCCAACCAGTAGAATTATCTGCTTGATATGCGTCTTCATTCCATGAATAAATATTAGTGCCACTTGATGGATCAGTCAAAGGAGCATCCCAAACCCATGTTGTTTGATTTAAAGTCCAACTTGCATAAGGTTGTGAATAATAGAATTTGTCTTTTACACTATCATAGACCATACCTATTCCCGCAAAGTTTCCTCTCAAAGCCTTGCTTTGGTCTGTAGATGGGATTTTACGATTCTGTTCATCTCGTATTTCATCTGATTGATAATGAATACCACGTTGTGTATTGTATGATGTTTGAACCCATGTTTCGCCTGACTTCCATTCATCTATAAAATCTTGTTCAGCTACAATAACTTCTGTTACGATTCCATCTACTATTTTTGCAAAATGTGCCATAGTTTAACTCGCTTGAAATTGATATTTAAGAACAACCATACCAGAGCCACCAGCTCCTCCTGCTGGACTAGGATCTGATTTACCTCCGCCTCCACCTCCTCCAGTGTTAGCACCTCCTGCACCTCCAACCGTACTTCCACCACTTGAACCGTTAGCTACACCACCAGAGCCACCACCTGCACTGGCACTACCGCCACCGCCACCACCAGAGCCACCACTACTAGCAGTTGCTCCTATTGCACCTCCACCTCCACCTCCAGAGAAAGTGAAAGATGAACCTAATATACTACTTGCTGCACCTGCACCACCAGTATTGTTTCCGTTTGCAGTATTTGTGTTTGTTCCAGCCGCTCCTGCACCGCCTCCAACACTAGCTGCAATTGGTGCTGAACCACTTGCTCTTCTTGGACTACTACCTCCACCATTGTTTCCTTGACTTGGCGATGTACTTGGTGTGTTACCTGCTCCACCACTTGCTGTATTATTACTAGTTGCTACACCTCCACCACCTGATCCACCTGCTCCACCGTTACTTGCAGGTATGCCTTGACTAAACCCTGCACCACTGCCTCCACCCGCAGATGATATATTAGAAAATGTGCTAGTTCCTCCTTGAGCTCCAGGATTTCCAGGAGTAGAGCCACCAACTCCACCTGAACCACCACCTCCTACAGTTATACTATAGTCTTGTGCAGATACAGATAGGTTTCCAGTACGAAAGCCACCACCTCCGCCACCTCCACCGATTTGACCTCCGCCACCGCCACCACCTGCGACAACTAGATATTCAACAGTATTAGATCCAGCAGAGTTTCCACCATCGCTAACTGAAAAAGTTGCTGAAGAATTAAATCTATGTATCTTAAAGTTACCAGATGTAGATACTGAACCACCAGTTGCAGCTACAAATGCAGTGTTTTCTGAACCTCTAAAATCGTCCATTTGCAAAGCACCAGATGTAGGTATTGTGCCATTATTACCACTTATGCCAGATGGCACATTATCACCACCAGAATAATATTCACTCATGCTTACTGGGTTTGAACCACCAAATTCTGTTTGTACGGCGGATAATGCTAATGAGCCAGATGAAGGAATTGCCATTTACTACCCCTTTTTAAGTTCGTCTATTTCATTTTTTAATTCTTTGATTGCTTCAATAAGAACTGATGTTATTTTGCCATAATCTACTGATTTTGTTTGTATTTCATCATCTGCCGTAAGAACAACTTCTGGTAAGATAGCTTCCATATCTTGTGCTAAAACACCAACTTGTTCTCTAGCGTCTTCTACATCATTTCTTTTGTAATAAACACCTTGCATCTGCATAACTTTTTCTAAGCTATTTGCTATTGGCTTTATATCTGTTTTTAATCGTTTATCAGAAAAGGCAGTAACATCATTATTAAAAGTCGCTGCTCCAGCCGTTGACATATCAATTGTTAATGCTGTGATTGCAGCTCCACCATCATCACCTTTGACAATAAAATCTTTGTCTTGTACGCCAGTTGTAATAACAAAATCACTTGAAGTATTGGATAAAGTAGCAATCGTAGTGCCATCATCTTTAAATATAACATCAGCACCATTTGCATCAAGAACAATGTCTCCCTCTGCATCTATAGTCATATCACCAGTAGATAAAGCTATGGTTGTGCCATCAATGTTAAAGTTATCAATATCTATTCCTGCATCGGCTGTAATTTTGCCAGAAACACCCATTGTACCTACAACTGATGTATTTGTTGCAGTTAATTCTATTGTATCTGTTGCCGCTATACCTAAAACTGTACCACTTGCACCTTGTATAAATTGAGTAGCATCATTAAAACATAATTTATTTGTACTGTTTAATGTAAGACCAGTTCCATCTGTATGTGTTAATGTTGTGTCAGCATCAGCACCAAATGATACTACTGCACCATCAGAACTTAATGTTAAATCATCTTGAACTTTTAAATCAACAACACTTAATGAAGCAAATATGTCTGTCACAGCCGCACCAGAACCTGCTCCGTCTAAAGAAACACATTTAGTATCTCCAGGAGGAATAGTCACATTCGCACCAGAACCCTGACTAATAAGTATATTTTGTGAGCCACTTGTTCCATTTTTTATTATATGGACTCTCTTCATTGTGTTTGGACCAATAGTGATTGTACAAGCTGAATCTAGTGTTCCAGTATATATTATGTATACTGCTCTTCCTGCGTCACTTGATCCATCGGCTACTGTTGTTGTATGAGTATCAGCATTTGTCGTTATAGCCTCTGTACCAAAACCTAATGCTTCACCTAATAGCTCTAAGTTGGTGTTTGTCGAAGCACCCCATGTACCAGATTCATCCCCAGTTCCTATTTCTTTTAGTCTGAGGTTGTTAACATATGTTGCCATTATGCTGCCCTTTCAATCCAATTTGCCAATTGTGTTGGCGTAATTAATCCATAAACTTGTTCTTCTCCAGTTCCACCTGTAGCCTCAAGTCCTGTTAAAGATACCACAGATCCACCAGTTATGGCAAGTGTTCCTACCGACATTTCCATTCCAGCCAATGTAACTGATAGATTTGAATCAGCAGTTACCGATTCACTACCTAATGCCGTTGTTCCAACAACATTTGTTACTGGTGCACCAGTAGATGTAATTAGTAAAGAAGTACCTATGGAACCCGTACCTACATTTGTAGATAAAGCTACAGTGCTTGTTCCCACTTCTGTTGTATTACCAACGGCTCCAGTTCCTGCCAATCCAGTGACAGCATGTAGCATTTGAGCTACTACAACCTCGTTGCCTACGGCAGACGTTCCAACATTACCAGTGACACTAAAAGTACTCGTACCCGTGAGAGTAACTGTTCCAATAGAACCTGTTCCTACAACAGAAGTAGGAACAACATCTTGGCCTGGTATAGCGGCTACTCCACCACCCCATACTCCAGCTCCCCAAGTATCATTACCCCAACCCGTCAGAAAACCAGTTGTTGCAGATACTCCAGTTACTACAGCAGTTATAGGTATTTTGGGTAGCACATTACCAACGGCACTCGTACCTACCACACCAGTAACAACTGTAATATTTACACTACTGGCAGATACAGTGCCAACAGATCCAGTTGCTTCTAAACCCGTTTCAATAACGAGAGAAGTACCACCAACACCTTCATTTCCAACTTGACCAGTTCCTGCGACACCAGTAACAGCAAAAGAGATATTACCAATACCTCCCCAACCTACTGCACCCCAAGTACCTTGACCCCAACCGTTAGCCATAACGGTTTACTTTAAGCTATACGAATTATAGCGTTTGAAGCATCGGCAGTTGGAAACTGAACAGTAAATGTACCTGATGTAGATGTTTTATTACTTGAAAAATCTAATACACATACAGATTTATCACTATTTGTATCATTATATATTAATGCACCCATAGCAGTAATTGTTGCAGTTGTAAAACTTATATCTGCAAAATCTGCAAAAGCTGTTGCCGTAGAAGTAGAAGTAGCTACAGACGGAGCTACTTTTGTTAAAGCCCCACCACCAGCACTATAACTACCACTATTTGCAACCTCTCCAGTTGTGGTATAAGCAGTTGTACCAAAACCTAAAGTAGCAGTTGTAGATGATTTACCACCACCACCTTCTGCGTAAAGTGCTAATTTAAAATCATTTCCGTTTGTTGCGAAATTGTGTGTGCCTAACATTAATTCTTTTTTAAAAGAATTGCACATTGCTTGGGCTATTGCCATCTTATAATCTCCTTATATATTCAGCCATTTCTTTATGACCACTTGATTCTAGAACTTGAATTATACTACCACGCTCTTCTTTTCTTGCCAAGAGCAGGTAATGATACAGAACATTCTTTAAATGTTCTCTGAATTGATTTGCTTGTTGCCTAATATGTGCTGGAGCTTGATCAGAAATACTAACTATTTTATCAACGGCTAGATCAGCAACTTGTTCATTTGTTAAACCTCCTTTATCTGAAGTCATAACATTAACACTTCCTACAGTGCTTATACCTAATTCAAACATTTTTACTCCTCATAAGTTACTCCTGGTATATCTTTTCTGCCAACTATGTTAGGTGTTTCTTCTATTGGGTTTGGCGGTTCTAGTTTAGATTTTCTTGTAATCAACATACTACCTTGTGTGACTGTTGAAACAATGGGATCATCTAGTCTATGATAGCCATACAATTTTTCTTCATCTGGAACATTAGTATCTAGCAAAGAAGAGTTGTGTGCCACATGAATTTTTATCCCTTTGGCAGTAGCTATAGCTAACCAAAACTCACAACAAGCTCTTCCTGCTTCAGCGAAAGCTACATTCTTATGAGTAAAATCAATGCCATATAAATGAATATCCGATACTTCTTGTGCTACGGCATAAGCAATACTGTAGGCAACAGTATTATTTAAGTATGCATATTTAGTTTTTTCAAGAACTTCTTGCAATGGATACTCAACAACATCTGGACATCTCTCATCTAAGACACACGAAAATATAGGTATGTTGAGTTTTTTTTCTAACCTTTCTTTCATAATGTTTGTTTGCTTGCCTGCAAACTTTTGATCCAAGAAACGAGAAGGTGGATCCATCATAAAACACTTGTCATGATATATAACACCAGACATTGAGTTTATTGCCCAGACTTCATCAAAATGTTCACTTCTAATTTTTGCTAAAACGTATTCTGAAAAGCTATTACCTAGCCCAACGATTGCTACACTTTTATCTTTCACTTTGGTACCTTTACTGCCTTTTGACTCTAGGTAATCCATCTCTATAAGCATCGCTATTTTCTTGACCTTCACCATAAACTTTAAGTCTGCTTATGGCTTCTCCGTATCTTTGTGTGTATAAAGCTAACATATCTGCTTCACCCTTCATAAAGGTGTAAGCTTCAACTAAGCAAGCATATAACAAAGCATCAGGAGCATTTTCACTTATCCATGTTGTTCCACTGTCATCAGTTGTTATTGATGCAGGTCT